AGCTGGCTTTCTTATCCCGAAGCAGCTTAGGGACTGGATCGTGCAAACCATAAAGGCCACTCGCCCCAGTCTCACTATCTACCTTCTTAAAGAAGTCGTATAGATACCGGATCTCCAAAGGATCTGTGGTATCCGCAGGCACACCCATCATCAAGAAGGCTTGCTGTACATCGTCAATATCCGGGTTTTCGTCAATGGCATCAGCAACATCTTGAAATGGCAGGCCCAGATATTTACACAGTTTTTTGGTATCCCGATAATCCTCCCCTGTAGGATTTACAGCGGTACTTTCTGCTTCATACCGGAAATATATCCAGGGAAAGAAACTACCCAGCCCATTCATATCCGTGGTGTAAATAGCGTCTAATTGGGAATATGTCCCTTGACCTAATTCATAGGTGAAATATTTATAGGTGTAGGAGTACTCTCCTTCAAATCCTATGAAATCAAGGGGTGGCTTAATTACAGTCACATAATGGTATTTACCCTGAACATACATTTTTCCATAATCTGCTTCATTACGGACATATGGAATATCAAGATACTCTTCAAAATACTGTTTTGATTTTCCCGATCCTGTTTGCCAGCAATACGTTACCCGGAAATAATCCGAAGTCGCTTCAGTATCCACCCTGACAGGGGTATATCCCGCAGAAGGGGTTGAATGTTCTGCCAGGTACTGCATGGTAGGACGTACAGGAGTCATCCCTGAATCAGGAGAAATGCCCCAATTCATTACCGAGTTAATGTGGGTGGCTTCCATGGATTCAGGGGAAACTACCAGTTCCATATTAACCAAGTACACAGGCACACCCTTCTGAGCAGACAACACGCTCAGGGTGTTGGGCTGTTGGGAAAACCCATAGGTATCCTGAAGGACTGTAAACGCATAGTGGAATGCGTTGAAGGAGTCAGCATAGGTGTAATCAACAGTGACTTCCCTACCCTCAATGGTTTCATAAAGGGCTGCAGCTACAGCCCCTGCATCAGCAGATGAAAGCACCTTCATCTCGGGCAAGCCGTGGATGTAATTGTCCTTTGCCCAGCGATACATTCGTTCAGCGCGAACGCCCACGTTATTGGTGGACGCATCCATCAGGTACTCTGGTAACTGGGGATCATTATTGAAGATCATCTGGAGTACGCTGGATTTCAGGGAATCCGGGAGCATCTTGTCCTCGATAGCCCGAGATACCTGCGTACCCACTACAATTACTTTTTCGTCGCTGAAGATTCCCATCTTGAATCCCTAAATAAAAAAGGAGGCGAATGCCCCCTTTCTTGAGTTGCACTGGTTTGGTTATGCCCCGACACCTTCAAGCAGCTTGGTCACTGCTCGCCCAATCGTGGCATCGTTCAGCAGGTTGGTGCCGTCAGCCACCGTGGCTTCATCAGTCGTGCGACGAACGTTCCAGGTATCGATCAGAGTCTTGGCTGCTTTCTGCTCGGCATCTCGGGAGAATCCGTTGGTTTGGGCTGCATAGAGTGCCTTCTGCTTGCCCACCACACTGTCAGCATCCACACCGATGGCAGAGACTTGAGCACGCTCGGTAACTACCTTCTGCGACAGCAGGGAAGTCTCCTGTGCCGTCTTGAGTGTCTGACCTAGCAGCAGATCGTACTCAGCATCCAGCTTGCACTTCTGACCCGTCAGGACAGTACCCTCAATAACCGCATTGGTAGTCTGTTGGGCTACCAGTTCGGTACGGCCTTCGATACTCAGCTTCTCGGAAGCCAGGTTAGCTGCCTGCTGGGTTTGCACTGCCTTCTGAGCATCAATCAGCAGCCCCTGCTTCGGCACGTTCAGGGTTTCTGCCTCAACATGGGCAGCCTGCTTGGATTGCATGTTTGCCTGAGCATCCAACAATGCCCCTTCCTTGGGAAGATTGACCAACTTGGCCGTAGCCAGATCCACTTCCTTGGTCATTAGCTCCAGCTTCTTGTCAGCTTGCAGGAGTTCCTTTTCGGCCAGAGCGATCTGGGCGTTTGCCTTTGCTACTTCAGCCTGAGCTAGCAGGATTTGCTGTTCCAACAGATCCGCTTCCAGGGAAATCTTCCGACTTTGGACAAGGAAAGCCAGAGCAGTCTGCATCGTCTGCTCAAGCGAACCCAAATAAACCGTCGAGTACTCTGTGCCCTTGATTCGGCCCTTGGTGAACTCACTCTCCAAATGGGCCTTGGTGGCTTTCATCAATACATCGAACACTCCAGTACCATCGATGGTGCTTTGAGTAAGTTCGGTAACAGCAATAGCAGTCATGGTTTATCTGGGTTCCTGTCGCTGATTAATCGATTGCTTTGGACATGGCTTGTTGACGCGCCAGATCATCCAACTCTTCTTGAGTCAGTTGAGGGAGCACCTCAATGGCGAATTCCCGGATCATCTTGCCCTTGCGGATCTTGTTGCCGCGTGCATCCTTCACCGTCACAAAGATTTGGCATTCACGGTGCAGGAGCTGTTGATAGATGATGTGCGGAACGTGCCAGCCTTCTTCAGCATTGAAGGGGATGAACTTCTTGTAGGTACCAACACCAGCATTACCTGCCGTGATGATTTCACCATCCCATTCCTTCTTGTTCGGGTTCATGCAAGTCAGCCGGATACGTACCAGCTTGGCTGCTTCATTGCGAAGGCGCAGACGTTTGGCTGCTTCAGTCTCTTGGACTACAACAGCCGCTTCTGCCTTCTCTTCTTCTTTCAGGTTTTCACCAGTGACAGCAGCGTTGACCTTTTCACGCAGCTTATCCACACCGATGGACGGATGATAGGAAACACCCAGAAGGTCAGCACGTTGTTTGAGTGCAGTCAGTTCATCCGGCAGGTTGGTGGAATCTTCAGTTTGGTTTTCAGACACTTTTATCTCCAGGGGAAACAAAGGGAAAGGGAGTTACCTCCCTTTCCTTGGGTTACATCACAGGGTTACAGCTTAGCGACGGTCTTGATCAGGCCGATACGTTCAGGGCGCAGGGCCATGAAGCCGTAGTACCACTTGATCGACATGAAGCCAGTTTCACCAAACGGGTCATTACGATCCGCCGTTTCCTTACCCGGAGCCTTGTGGGTGATTTGGAACTTGACCGACTTGCCATCCGTCAGGAAGCCAATGGTCGTGAACGATTCGTCACCGATAGCCAACATCGGGAACACATCGAACCGGCCACCAGTTTCGTAACAGGTAGCATCGCCGGTAGCGTCAGCGCCTGCACCAGCCCACTTCATCATTTCCGGAACCACAACCAGGCGCCATTGATCGATAGCACCAACTTCACCAGTCACGGTGTTACCACCCGCTGCATACTTCTCGACCGAAACGAAGGCCGGGTTGTTGTGCAGATCCTTCATCGCCTTGACGGTCGGCAGCAGCTCGGAACCCATGTACATGATGCGAGCCGAAGGGATCGTCTTGGTATCGATCATGCGGGTGCCGGTGATAGCGGTGATGCCCTTCGGACAACGATTGTTGTCGAGATCGATGGACAGACGCATCAGGTCACCGTAGGTCACCAGATCGTCCACACCAACTTCGGCATTGGTGGTGGCGTTGCCTGCATACTTGATCACACCAGCAGCATTCAGCAGGTCGATCTGCAGAGCGTCTTCGGTCATCTCGCCAGCACCCCCCAGCATCTCACGATGGATGTGGGTCTGGAGTTCAGCGTCCGAGTCGAAGTCCATGGATTCTTGGGTGTACTCATCGAAGAAGCCGAACTTCTCGAAGGAACCTTCGATTTCCTTACGCTTGAAACCAACACGGTTCACGCGACCACCAGTTTCCGACAGAGCCGGGAGCTTGCCAGAGATCGTGCCGATGTCCTTGGACGAACCGTACAGGTTACCGGAACCCTGTGCACTGGAAGCACCGACGTTCAGCGCGACAACTGCAGCAGCCTTAGCTGCGGTGGATACCTTGAAGGTCAGCGGACCAGTCACGGTGATATTGGCGAAACCAACACCAGCCGAGCTATCTGCGCCTGCAACAGCAACCGTACCCGACAGGTTATCGGAGATGGCTGCGGCAGCAGCGGCCTTGCTCGCATTGGCCACAACAACCACAGAACGCGGAATGGTGACGAAGTACTGAGTGTTGGTGATGGTGACACCAGCAGCGTCGATACCCTGATCGTTCAGGTTGGCATCGTCCAGCAGCGGCAGGTAGTGGTAACGCTTGATCTTCTTACCGAAGTTCTTCGGCATGGAAGTCACATCAGCCAGTTGGCTGAAAAATTGGGTCTTCTTCAGTTCGACCAGAGCTTGCTTCTGGTAGTACTGAGTGTTCATCTGGGAACCCATCGAAGACGGGGAACCGCCTGCGGGATCTTTGTACTGTTGACCGTCAAAAGACATTTTATTTACCTCAAAGGGAGATTAAAGGAGTCGTTGGTTCACAACTTTGTTGAACTCCTCGTCCGACAAAGCGAGCGGGTTGAACGCCGCTTCGTCTTTGGCAGGAGCAACGGATTGGGAGGGACTGGCGGCCAGTCTTTTTTCCCGACGCTTGCCTTCATCACCCATCTTCGGTTTCGGCTGTACAACTACAGGCTTGGGCTGGATTCGTTGTCCTTGGGGAGCCAAGTGATCAAATCCACCACGAGCCTGAATCGCATCGCCAACTTGCCGGTAGGCTTCGATATCAGACAAACCATTCAAGCGACCAAACATCTGTTCGCGTTCAAGCTCCTTGCTGATGACATCAAATACACCCGATTG